TAGACCAGTCAACACAACGCCAACTAGGTTTGCCTTTATTTACATGTGGTAAACTTTCATCCATTTAATTCATCCAATATTTGTTTTCTAACTCTAATCCAATATTCGCCATTTTTTATCTCATTTAAATTCCAGTGAGCATAACCTAAATCATTTAGCCATTGTTGTCTTTCAGGTATTACAGGTTTTTCTATCATATTTAGTTTACCACAATTCATAGGGGCAAGGTAACTTGTTTCATTACATACAAATAAAGGTTTGCCTTCTATTATCGCTGGTGCGCCAGCACTTGAAGTAAACACTACTACAGCATAACTTTTTTTTATTTGTTCTAACAAGTCAGGAAAATTAAATTTAGGACTATGAATTGTTATCTTATGATTACCACTAGCAAACTCACTTAATTTTTGATAGTCTGCCATATATTGAGGATAACCTGATGATTTATGTTGTCTTATGACAATAGGTTTATCTGTATGTTTTCTTAATTCTAAGGCAGTTTCTATTGCCCAATCAGCAGCATTTACACCTAAACCAGAATAGCCAGCACTACCTCTATTACAACAAATATAAATTTGTTCGCCATTACCCTCATAATCTTTTAATGTAATATTTCTTTCATGTGCTATTCGATCCCACCTTTTACTATCTGATTTTTGATTAAAATATCTAGCAACATTAGGATATATTTTACCATAAGCAATTCTGACATAAGTTTCTTTAGGATCCTGATGATGTTTAGAGTAAGCTACTAAAACATCACTATCAAACATCCATATTCTACCATCGTCTTTGTGTTTATCAAATACACTAATTCTTAAATCTAAACCAGGTCTTAATGGTTTAACTTCTTTTCTACTGTCAGGATTTTGAAAGTTAAAAATTAAACTATGTGTTGTATCTATCATGTCAGGTTTATTATGATAAACAACTTTTTCTATATCAGGATCTTTTTGTAAAGGTACACCGAATACGTTTAATAAACTTTGTTTATAACCAAAGTCAACAGTCGTTGTTGTGTATATTGCTAAACTAGGACGCTTCATTAAATATCAATAGTTGTTGTCTCGTTAAAATGGTCAAACCATTGTTTACTATAACCACAATCTTTATATTCTTTAAAGTATGGTCCGCCTTTTGTATAATGTAAATTTTTTACACCTTCTTTTTCTTCATAGCCAGGCTCATCTACTAACCAGTTCCACTCTAATGGTATATCACCTATCAAGTCGTCATTCTCTAGCCATTTGAATTGATGAAGTTGTAATCCTGTTGCTGAATTTACATAGTCAGGTGTTAGTGATTTACACTTATCACAATTCATTAACATAACACTTGACCAGTTTTTCTTAACATATTTTGTTTGTACAGCACCTAAAAACTTTTTCTCTTCTTGTGGCTGATAGTCATGTTTAGCAACTTGAACAGCATACTTCTCGTCTCTCAAACGCCATATTTCTGCTACATCACCTAACATTAACTGGTCACAATCTAAAAATAATGCCCAACCTTGATAGTTCATAAGGTGTGGTACAATAAATCTACTGAAAGAAAAGTCTGTTGATTCTATACTACTTCTTTCTCTTATAAAACTATCTTTAATATTAGGTAGATAAATTGGTGTTATAGCAACAGGTCTTGTACTATGTTTTAATATACTATAAGACAATACATTAAACGCCACTTTTTCATTCTTATCATAACCTATAAAAACATTAATCATTATATATCCGTCCTTACAATATGTTTTCTTAACTCTTTTACAAAAAACTCTATCTTATCTATGTACTCAATTAAACTTTTGTCTGTTATATACTTTTCTTTTTCTTTTAACTTATCATAATCTTTCAATGGTATTGTTACCGTTGATTGTTCATTTTCATAAGTCATATCGTGCTCATGTGTGTCTCTATTATAATTATCATCACTCATATTATTTTGCCTTATCGTTTACAAATTGTCCTACTGTTTCTCTCTTAATATCATTATGGTCAAATTCTGCCCAATACAATTCAAAAGCAACACCGTCTTCCATACCTACAAATTGATGAAATACTCCTGGTTTTACTCTCATAAAATCACCAGGATTTAACACTGTCTCATCTATTAAATCATAATCATTTTGCCATACTAAAACTTTCATCTTACCTGATTCTACATAGAAACCGTTCCACTTAAATTCGTGTTTATGTTTAGAACAGGCAACGTCTTTTTTATATTCTATTCTATGAAACTCTAACACACCGTTGGCATGTATGAGTTCAGTTTGTCCCCAAATTTTCCCTGCCTTCATTTTAACATTTCTCCTGTGTCTTTTCTTTTTTTACCTTTTAAGTGGTCGCAATATTCACTCATAAAAGTATTCGGCCAGGGATTGCCGACTTTATCAATCCTAGGCGCTAAGTTGTGTGTCTTAATACCATGTAGATATTTTTTTCTAACACAATCCCACACATAACTATCGTGCCATTCTCTTTCACTATACAATAAGTCTTTTGTATAGTAACGTCTTAAATTATATATAAAACTTTTAGTTACTTCACTTTTTAAATTGTAACCTATAAAACCACATTCACTATAATAAGTAGGTCTATCTATGTAAGATATGGCACAATGTTCAGGTAAAAATTTTTCTATGACTTCTTTTTCTGTAATAGGTTTTTTAAATACAATATCTGCGTCTGCCCAAAATACATAATCATAATCACAATCAAGCATTAAATGTGTCTTAGCAAATACTTTAAAACAAAATCTTATAGCATCATTTTTATAGTTAGTACCTGGTATAATTTTACTATGGTCGTTAGGATCTGTACTGTTTATATTTCTATGTCTGTTTCTTTCAATAAACTCTTTGACTTCAGGATTAGTTTTGTGTATGTCTCTAAAGAAAACATTGTCTTGTGTAGGGTGCCAACCTTCATGGTATACATAAAGATCAAACGGCCAGTTATAGGATTTCATAAACCTATGGGCATAATAATCGTATAACTTTTGATTAAATGTTGTGACTACTGCTATTTTCATAACCTACTTTCTTAATAAAATAACTATCTGCTATATCTGATACAGGATTGCCTACTTTATCTGTATCTAATAACTTCTTCAAGTCAATCTTTGTTTCTTTTACAAATGCCTCATACATCATATTTTTATCTGCGTTGCCTTTACCTGTAGCACCTTTTTTAACAACACTTGGCACAACTGTTTCATAAGATATTTTTGCTTCTTGTAATCTATATTTGAGTATGCCACAGTTTTCAGCAATTTGAAATATTGCTTGACCTTTACTGCCAAAAGAATAACCTTCGATAAAAACTTTAGGGTTGTATACTTGATTGATAATATCAAATACAAAATCTGAGATATAGGTAAATCTTTGTATAGGTGTTGTCCATTCTTTATGTTCATATCCAATAATATCTTCACTTAATTTACCTATGTATTTCTTTTTGTTAGTTAAAAAGAAAAACATTAATGCCCCATTGTCTATACATACAGCAGGACTTGTTAAACTATAATCAATTCCAATCAGCGTGGTCGTGTCTGTCATCAACTTGTTCCTCATCATCTGTTTCATATCCACAGAAAGGACAAGTAAGAGGTGTTAAATCTTGTACCTCTTCGTCCCATTCTATTGTATATTTAGTCTCACAATTTGAGCAGACTTTTTCTATCTTTTCCATTATAGTTTGAATTTTTTAAACTGATCTTTCTTAACGTCTTGTTTGATACCACCTATAACATAACTTTCTATTTCAGTTTCTTGTGGTGCGTTTTGTAAACTTCGACTATTTAACCAATGGTCTATCCATGGTAATGGGTTAGTTTTTTGTTCATAGACGGCATTTAGACCTATTGATTTCATTCTTCTATTTGCCATGTATTCTACAAACTGGTGTAAAAGTTTTTCTGATAAACCTATCATAGAACCTTTTGAAAACAAATATGTTGCCCAACGTTTCTCTTGTTGTAGTGCGTCATCATACATTTGATAAACTTCTTTCTCACATTCTTTTCTAATCTTTAACATATCTTTATCGTCATTACGGTCATGCCAATTGTTAATAACTGTTTGTGACATAGCAAGGTGTTGACTCTCGTCTCTAGCAATAAATGATATTATCTTAGCAGAACCTTCTAATAGTTTTAGTTCACCAAAAGCAAAACTACAAGCAAATGAAACATAAAATCTTAAACCTTCTAATATGTTTACAGTTACCATAGTTCTATATAAATTTTTCTTTAACTCATACATGTCAACTTTCTTTTTATCAATTGCCCATTGATAACCCATATTAATAAGATTGTCGTATTGTTCAGTTACAGCGTTTGCTCTTTTTTCAATCTTCTCATCTTTTATAATAGTATCAAATACTTCACTAGGATCTGAGTATAAGTTTTTAATTATGTATGTATATGATCTACTATGAATAGTTTCCATAAAGTCCCATGTTACAATGGCACCCTCTAGTTCAGGTAATGAACAGAAAGGTAAAAATGCCATACATGGTCCTCTACCTTGTACACTATCTAACATAGTTTGATATTTTAAATTACTTGTGAATATAAACTTTTGTTGTTCAGATAAATCTTGGAAGTCGTTTCTGTCTTTCTGTAAAGATACTTCTTCAGGTCGCCAAAAATAACCTAATTGTTGCTGTGTTAACTTATCAAAAATAGGATACTTCATTGTATCATATCTTTGTACAGCTAGATCAGGACCAAAAAACATTTGTTGTTTTGTGGCGTCTAAATTTTTATCTTTATTAAATACTGATTTAGTCATCTGTATTTTTTACCTTTACGTTTTCTCTTTCTTTATCTTCATAGAAGTAATCATTACTATCGCCAAACGCCCATTTCTCTTCTTGTTCACAAAAGAAATATCTAGTAGAGACTTGAAAGTCTGGTTTCTTTAATTCTTTAGGTGTTAAACTTTGTTCATACCATAACATTCTATTATTAGGTTGAGCAAAGAATTGACCATTATCTAACTTGCCAAAGTTATGTTGTTTGTGTTCAGACGGTACTTCACTTGTGCCTGTGTTTACACCATTAGGATCACCATGACAACTATCTATTGTAAACAAGTATTCACCGCCTATTGTTTTACCACCTTTTAACATGATTTTTACATCACAATTTTTCAATAATGATTTAGACCACACTTGAATATTGTTACTAAATCCATCCCATAGTTCTAGTGTGCCTAGAGGTAATTGTTCTTCTTTTACTATATCAGTTCTCCATACAAAAGCAGATAACGGAAACTTATCAAAACAAGCACCGTAATCAGGCAAGTATGCTTCAAACATTAAAGCACGACCTTGTATTGATTTAACTGCTAGTAATACACATTCAACAAATTCACCATGACCTTTATGTAAGTCATGTAAATATTCTTTCTTAACCCAACATTTAATATAGGGTATATTAGCTACAAAATTCATATTACCACCCCATATATCCTTTAAAGATACAACCTACAAGTACCATGAACCCAATAAAAAAACCTGGTATCATAACTGCTGGACTCATACGTTTCATTATATATTCATTATCTTTTTCAATTTGTTCTATTTCTTTTTTATTCATTAAATAGTACAAGACTCACACGCCTCGTCCTCCTCTTTAGGTTTCTCTTCTTCTTCAGGTACATTATCATTAAAGCCAATAGGATGTGTAGGTTCATCTACGTCTTTTTTGGCGTCATAAGTGTTTTGATAATATGAAGTTTTCCACCCTAGTTTATAAGTAGTTAACAAGTCTTGTGCCATAACTGACACAGGTACTTGACCGTCTTCAAAGTGTTCAGGATTGTATGACCAGTTTCCGCTAATTGCTTGGTCAAAATACTTTTGCATTACTGACACTATATTTATATATCCTTCCATTCCCTTCATATCCCATAATAACGTGTAATTGTTTTTATGTCGCTTGTAATCTGGCACAACTTGTTTTAATGGACC